ACGGTCTCAACCAGACAGAACTGGCTAGGCTGGCCGGTGTTTCCAGGCAGACAATCAGCCTTATAGAGAGAGGCGAATATACCCCATCGATTGTGATTGCCCTTAAGATCGCCCATATTTTCAATGAAAACGTTGAGAATGTCTTTCGGCTGGTGGAGGAAGCAGAATGAAAAACCAATTAAGATTCATTTCAAGAGGAGCTAAAACAGTCCTTCAGCCTCAGCATTCTTGTATCATCTATTGTAAAAAATAAAGGAGAAGAAGTCGTGAAAGAGCAAAAACGTATATCTAAACAGAAAAGAGTTTTATATAATGTCCTTATTTTGCTAGCTGGAGCTTTAATAGGTGGCTTGTCTGTTTTGTTTTCTGAAACAGATCTGCTAAAAAACATCAGTTGGTCGACAATTTTTACTGTTCAACTGCTGCGCCAGTTAGGTCGGGCTAGTCTTATCATCCTCTATCCATTAGTCTTTTTCTTGATTTATCGGACTCGTAAATACAATGAAGCCTATGAAAAAGAAGCAGATGAGGATAAGAATTATGAATGGTACCGGCTAACCTTTAAAAATCTGGAATATGCGGGCATTGTCTTTAATATCAGCAGTGCTATCGTTCTTTTTACGATTTTAGTTGGAGTTGTTTTTATCGGGAATATCACTAATAATAAGAGTCCGCTTCAGTGGAGTCTTATAGATTATGCGATTGCCTTTCTTTATTTTATTTTGCAAGTTGTCTTTTTAAAGACAGTTCAGAAGGTGCGGCACTATAAGCTATCAGCCTTTCCGACTACTGAGGAAATAAAAGAATTTGCCCTCTCTTATGATGAGTCAGAGCTGCAAGCCAATTATGAACAGTGCTATCTCATTCTCTTCAATGTAAATCAGAGACTTCTGCCAATCCTCTATATTGTTTTAGGGATAGTGGGAACTTTCACACCCCTCAATGTCGTTTCCGGCTTTGTCATCCTAGTGGTAATCCATATCTATATCAATCTTATGTATTATCCAATGGTAAGAAAATATTTCAAATAAGCTTATTTCCCGATGAAAGGCGGAAATTATGAAACTACTGAAAGAACTTGATTTTATCCATAATAAAAAGGTCAATCTGACTCTGAATATAACGGCTGTGTTGCTGATCTTCCCTTTTCTAGCCCTCTTTACTTGGATTGCTATTCTAATGTATGGCAAGGGTAGCGAAGTTTTTCATTTTTTTGACTTACTCTACCTCCTTGTTCTAATGGTCATCCATGAGCTGATCCACGATTTCAAAACGTTGATTATCATTGATGTGGGTATACATATCAAGGGTTGTTTGAACATTGTTATGACCTAATCTGTCCGAAATGATTTTGGCTGTAACACCTGCTTCAAAGAGGAGAGAAGCGTGTGTGTGTCTGAACCCGTGAGGAGTGATTTTTTTGATATCGTTATGTTCACAAAAGAATCTTCTAAGTCTCTCTTTCACAGCTGAAGGAGAAATCCAACCTCCGAAACTATTTGTAAAAATATAATTTGAATCATGTTTGTAAGGCATACCAGCCCGAAAATATTCTTTTATCTGCTGACGTTTCCAGATTTTCAATACATTTAGAGTTTCATCATCTAAAGTGATAACCCTCTTACTCATTTTGGTTTTAGGGTCCTGAACAGTTTGTTTTTTATTAACAACGACAGCTGTCCGAGAAATGCTTAATCGTTTATTTTCAAAGTCAACATCTGACCACATGAGCCCAAGCGCCTCACCACATCTCAAACCTGTAAAAGCTAGTAAGTGATAAAAGGCATACTCTACTTGTTTACAATCTTCTTTGCAAACTTTAAGAAATTCCGTTAGCTCCTGTTTTGTATAATAGTTCTCTTTGACCTTTAAGGGCCTATTTTTAGGCTTGATAATCTTGTCTAAGGGATTTGAATTAATGATGTCAATAGAAGTGGCATACTTGAAAATGCGGCTGATGACAGAGTAGTAATTGGCATATAGGATATAGCGATTACTTAACTTGATAGCAACTTTTTGACAATAAGCCACACTGATCTGCTGGATTTTCATATCTGTAAAATACAAGTCAATCATAACATCAAGTTTTTTCTTAACGTTCTGATAGGTTGTTGGTTTTACAGTGCTCTTATAGCTATCAAGCCACAAATCAGCAACTTCAGCGAAAGTAGGGTTCTGGAAATCTTCATTGTTTGAAAAACCATTCTCTTCAACATCTAAGAGAAGGTCACGTTCGGCAGCCTTTGCCTCTTTAATGGTTTTAAACCCACGTCGTGTTGTGCGTTTTTCTTTTCCAGTAGCAGGGTCTATGCCCAGGTATGTTTGAAAGAGATATCTAGTCTCTCCTTTTTTGGTAATATATTTTTTTATCATAAAAAGTCCTTTCTTTTCGATTGCTTGCCCGCATAGTTGAAAAGGTGTAGAACTTATGATAAACTATAGGTGTATTTTTTTATCATCCTTTCCATTGCTTGCTAGATGGAAAGTTAAATCCTCACACTCAGAGTCGCCAAACTTTGCGAGTGTGGGGATTTTTTGTTGTCTTTTTTATTCTAGACCTGAGCTGACTTTAGAAGTCAACAAGAAAGAACCGTCGTCTTGTTTTGAAAACGAAAGAATAACGCTCTTGTATTTGCTACCAGTAGAAGTATATGATACTGTCTTGCTGTCGTGGTCATTTACTGAACTAGTTGTTACATTGTTAGGTTCTCCGTGAACACTAGCAATGTCATCGTAGTTAGTTCCACCAGCTCCATAGTTGATAATATCGCCAACTTGAAGCGCATCAAACTGTTCTTTTGTCCAGTTAAATTTAGCATCTTCCTCTTTTTGAGATGATTCGATAGAAGAACTTACAGAGCTAACAGTCTCTTCAACGTTTTTACCTAGTTCTTTCAATGATTTAGCATACATTGCTTGAGTTACTAATACAATAGCAATAGACACGACTGCTAGAACTGTTCCAATAATAGCTAGTGTTTTTGGTCTTTTTCGATTTACTGCAAAACCAATTAAACCGAAGATAAGAGCTAAAATAGCCAAAATGAATGAAAAATTATTGATGATAGGCATCCATGAGCCAAGTAGAGCCAGCGCTCCAAAAATAATAGCTAAAATACCTAAAACTTTGCGTTCTTGTTTCATAATGAAACCTCTCTCAGCTTTTAATGTGGATCAGTTATTGCACATATATTTAATTTACTAATGCTAAATACTCTTCTTTAACCATGATTTCATTTGTCATGGTTTTTAGATTGTAGTAAGACATGAATTTGAGGTAATCAAACTCTGTGGGGTCGTCTAAGTTTTCTAGTGCGTCTTTTACGAGATGATGGATCATATTCCTATCAGCTTCGTTTTCACAGCGTAGACGGGCGTTCTGGTACTCTGAGCGTGTGTGGTCTTTGTGTCCAAGTTCGTGTAGGGCGACTTGGATTTGTTGTTCAGGAGTCAAGTTGTGGTCAATAGCGAGTACGTTTGTGTCTGGATTGTAGAAACCGCTACTGTGCCAGTTTGAACCGTCGAAGAGACAAAGTTCTACTTGATATTCTTCGCAGAGTTTAGCGAGTGTCATAGTTCTCCTTCGTTATTTATAAACATCTCTGCGGTGGGCGATTTCCACGGCTAGGACGACTAGTTTATCGTCTTGGATATCACAGATGATGCGGTAATTCTCTACTCTGTATCGCCAGTAACCTGCAAGGTTGGCTTTTAATGCTTTTCCATGTTGTCGTGGATTGGTCGTGTTTTCAATGTTTTTAGCAAGCCAGGATAGGATTTGTTTTCTGGTTGGGGTATCTAGTTTTTTAAGTTGCTTGAGAGCTTTTTTATCAATATCTAGCCGATACATTAAGCAATATCCTCTCGAGTTAGTCCTAGTTCATCCAAGACCTCATCCATGGTATAAGTAACTGGGTCGGCTAAATACTCCATATAGGCTTGGTCGGCTGCTCGTGCGTCTTCGATATCTTCCATGAGTGCCATGAAGTCGTCAAAATCCATGGTCGTTGTGTCGATGCCGTGTTTGTTTAGGTAGTCCGTGATGTAGGAATTTTTTTCTGTGAAGTTGATAGTGATAGTCATTAGCGTTCTCCTTTGCTTTTGAAGTGGGCGGATAGGACGGATGTGATGAAGTCGATATCATCTTCATTTAGTGGTTTCCCGTCAAATAACATGGTGTTGGCTGCCGCTTTGCGTAAGTCTATGATTTGTCCGTTTACTTGAGCAAATTCATCACTCCCGGCAATAGCAGGGTTATCCGTTCGTCCGAGCAGGTAGTCGGTGGATACGTTGAAGTAGTTAGCAATTTCTGCTATACGTTCAGCATTTGGCGTAGAGTTTTTTATCTTATACAGTGTATTTCTGCCATAACCTAAGTCTTCTTCGACTTGTCCAAGAGATTTTCCACGCTTTTTTGCCAATTCTTTTATTTTTTCAAATGTCTCAAACATTGTTAAATCAACCTTTCTAAGACATTACAAAAAATATTTAACAAATTTGGTGTAAAAAGGTTGACTAATTATCCCAAAAGGTGTAAAATGTTTTTTGTAAGTAAGTTACAACTAAAAAAACAACTAAGAAAATAAATTATAAAAAATGTTTTAGCGAACGGTATTTATAGATTTATTAGTGTTTTTATTATGCTTTCATTTTAGCCGATTCGGTGTTAGTTGTCAAGCGTAATGCAGAAAAATAGTTAAAATTTTAGTTGTTTCTTATTTACAAATAAGTAAAGAGGGAGGAGCGTATATGCCAGATATCACAAATGGTCGTGATAAAGTCAATGCTTTTTTGAAAGACAAGGGTATTAAAAAAACAACTCTAGCGGTTGCTTATGGCTTTAAACGACAGGAAGTAACAAATATTCTAAGCGGTACGACGAAGGGCCCACGAGCGAACAGTTTCATTCTTCAGGTTATTGAAGATTATGGGATTGAGTAGGAGGAAGGAGATGAGACCAAGACGATATCCGTATAGCAGGAAGGAGTCAATTTTTCCAAAGGTAGAAGCTCAATCTTCAAAAGCTAGTGTGGCTCCGATGGATGTAAAAAGATTGACATTAGGCACAATTTCATATGAAAACTTTTTGAAAAGATTGGTTTGTAAGCAGACAAAAAGCACCTGACGGGAATCAGGCGCATACTTAAATTATTAAAACCATTATATCACAAAAATGCTTGCCCGCATAGTTGAGAGGATGTAAAAAAATGGAAGGTATAACGCTACAATTACGATTGGATGGCGAAAGTGCTGAATTGTTCACGAATCAATTATTGGTTTTTGCTGAAAAGCAAGTCAAGGAGCGGTTAGAGAATGATCGCATGCCAATCAATCAACAAGCTTTGATGAAGAAGTTCGGCTTCACTCATGGCTATATTAAGAAGTTAGAACGTAAAGGCTTAAGATTTCGTAAGCAGGGGAAAGATATCATGTACGATGTCAATGATGTTTATGAGATTTTGGAGTTGGAGAAAGAAGTACGAAAATTAAGAGCATAAGGAGATAAAAATGTTTGAACCACCGATTTTAGACCAGCTAATGGGGGTTGGAGCCTTGCTGATTGGATTTGCAGGGGCTTGCCGTCATATCAAATTGCAGGAACAACGTAAGGAAGAAGAAAGACGAGAAGAGCAAGAATTTGCGTCTATGATTATCCAAGGCTATAACCATGCTTTTGAACGTGGTAGAGAGGCAGAACGCCAACAAATCCGCAAGAACATTCGCAGAGAGTTTCCAGGCTTCACATTTGACAACGAACCGCCTGTAGGATTGCGCCCTGAGCCTTTAGCATTGCCAGAACCACGGAGAGCACTATATGCAAATCGTATGGGATAGACAAGCGTGGGATTTATCCACTTGCAAGCGTCGAGAGAAAATGCGTGACCTAGAAATGATGGCACATATGCAACATGAAATCGATGATCTCAAAAAACGATTGCAACAAGAACAATCTTTAAGAAAGAGATTAGAAGCAGAGAATTTCCAATTAAAACTAAGGAGAAAATAATGAACAAAAAATATAAAACCAAAGGAACACAAGAACCAACACCACGTATCAGAGTAGCTCGCGAACACTATGAGCGTATTATAGACATCGCGGATGAGTGCGATATGAAATTAATTGACGTTTTAAACCAGCTACTTGATTTTGCTCTTGAATATGCGGAAGTTGAAGAGATTCAAATCCCTGTCAAATCTTTAAGAGTTGGAGGAGAAAAAGATGGTAACGATTAATAAACTAGAAATCGAAAACGTCAAACGTGTTAAAGCGGTCAAATTAGAGCCATCAGCGACTGGATTGACAATCGTGGGTGGAAATAATAACCAAGGCAAGACAAGCGTACTGGACGCGATTGCTTGGGCGCTAGGAGGCAACAAGTACAAACCTAGCCAAGCCCAGCGCGAAGGAAGTACAATCCCGCCTAGTCTTAAAATCACGCTATCAAACGGTCTAATTGTGGAACGTAGCGGAAAGAACAGCACTCTCAAAGTGATTGACCCGAGTGGTAACAAGGCTGGTCAAAACTTGCTTGATAGCTTCGTGGAAGAGCTGGCCATCAACTTGCCAAAATTCATGGAACAAACCAGCAAAGAGAAAGCGAAAACTCTGCTACAAATCATCGGAGTCGGTCCGCAGTTGGTTGAACTTGAAATGCAGGAAAAAGCCAAGTATGACGAGCGCCACGCAATCGGTGTGATTGCTGACCAAAAGGAGAAGTTTGCAAAAGAACAACCTTACTATCCTGACGCTCCGAAGGAACTCGTTTCGATTGCGGAATTGATTCAGCAGCAACAAGAAATTTTAGCGCGCAATGGCGAAAATGCCCGTAAACGTCAAAATTTAAACGTTATTGAAAACGACTATAATTTTACTCTTGCAAACGTTCAACGATTGGAAAAAGAGCTTGAAGAAGCTAGAGCGAAAGAACAAGTACTAGCACAAGACCTTGATATTGCACGAAAAGACGTTTCCGTTTTATTGGACGAATCCACACAAGAAATTGAAGACAGTATCGCGAATATCGAGCAGATAAATCTCAAAGTACGTGCTAATCTGGACAAGGATAAAGCAGAAGAAGATGCCAAGGGTTATCGCGAGCAATACAAGGAACTTGATAATGTGATTGCTGACATCCGCAAGCAGAAGACAGACTTGCTCACCAATGCAGACTTGCCGTTGCCGGGCTTATCCGTGGATGATGGCGAACTGCTCTATCTTGGTCAGCGATGGGATAACATGTCTGGTAGTCAGCAACTACAGGTAGCGACTGCAATCGTGCGTAAATTGAAACCAGAGTGTGGCTTTGTGTTAATTGACAAGCTGGAGCAAATGGATCAGCAGACCTTGCAAGAATTTGGCGCGTGGCTTGAACAAGAAGGCTTGCAAGCAATAGCGACACGAGTATCAACAGGAGATGAGTGTAGCATCCTGATTGAAGACGGGTATAGCGTGAAGCCAGAAGTGACACAAGCACCTAAAACATGGCAAGGTGGATTTTAAAAATTAAAGGAGAACAATCATGAAAAAAACAGAAACTTTTATCGTATTTCGTAACAAAAAAACAGGTGACTTTTTATCGAAATATAAAAGCAAAGAACAAACTCTTGCTTATTCAGCAGAATATACAGAAGGAATGAAACGTGCTGCTAAAAATGAAGTTGAAGCAACAAAAGTACAAATTGAAGATTTTACAAAACTAGCGAATGCATTAAATTGTGAATTACTCGAAGTGACTGCAACGTATGAGTTTAAAACACTTGACGGTGAAGAACCGGAAGATTTAACAGACAAAACCGAGAATTCAAAATCTGAGTCGTTCAAAAAGCTTCTTGCTATTTTGGCAAATGGATTGGAGGATAACTAAACATGCAAATCACAAGAGGAAAACGGGCGCGAGCTCAAAAGGTAGTTATCTACGGTCCTGAAGGAATTGGCAAGTCCACGTTTGCCGCTGGATTTCCAAATGCAGTCTTCATCGACACGGAAGGTTCGACAGATAACATGGATGTGGCACGGTTAGACAAGCCGACCAGTTGGACCATGCTCATCAATGAGATTGCTTTTATTAAGGCAAATCCGACTGAGTGCGGGACGCTTGTCATTGATACAATCGACTGGGCGGAATCCATGGCAGTTAATTACATCTGTTTGCAACATGGTAAGCAAGGAATTGAAGATTTTGGATGGGGTAAGGGGTACACTTATGTTCAAGAAGAAATGGGACGTTTCTTGAATAGCTTGTCTGATTTGGTTGATATGGGGATCAACGTGGTATTGACTGCGCACGCTCAAATCAAGAAATTTGAACAACCAGACGAAATGGGGTCTTATGACCGTTACGAGTTGAAACTTGGTCAAAAGACAGGCTCTAAGACTGCTCCACTCGTAAAAGAATGGGCAGACATGGTTTTATTCGCCAACTACAAAACCTTAGTCATGACGACTGATAACGGTAAGAAAAAGGCTCAAGGCGGTGAACGTGTGATGTATACCAACCATCGCCCAGCGTGGGATGCCAAGAACCGACATGGGTTACCTGACGAAATGCCATTTCATTACGCTGGAATCGCTCATATCTTTGCGAGTCAACAAACGCAATCTATCCCGCCACAACCTCCAGTAGCCCCAGCACCTCAGCAGACAGTACAGCAAGCCCCTGAACAAGTTCAAGAAGAATTGCCTCTCGATATGTCGCAGGTAGCTGAAAAGTCTCAAAGTGAAGCTCCTAGCACGCCACAGACATCACCTGCGCAATATCATACGAACTTACCAAAGAGTTTGACAGACCTCATGGCGCTAGAAAACGTGACAGAAGAAGAACTTCAAAAAGTCGCTTACATTCGTGGTCATTTTCCACTAGGGACTCCTATTGAAAGTTTCCCAACTGACTATTGGGATATGATTGTCGCTCATTGGCAAGCAACTTTAGAAGTCATTGAAAACCAAGTTAGAAAAGAACCAGAATTACCCTTCACGATGTAGATTTTGGGAATTAGAAATCATAGCAAGGTATAACAAGAGGTATCTATGAAAGATAAAACTATTAAAATCGATTTATCAAAAATCGCCAATACAGCTTTACAAGAGAAGGTTGATAAAGAGTTAGAAAAAGTTCTTGATAACATCCTGGATCTAAATACGGAAGCTAAGGCAACTCGTAAGGTTACTATCACACTAGCGATGTCAACAGATGATGAACGTACAGTTGTTAAGACAGGCATGGAAGTAAAATCCACTTTGGCACCGCAGAAAGGTGTTGCAACAACTGTCATTGTCGGTCGTGATGATGCTGGTAAAATCCACGCTAATGAACTTAAAAGTGGTATCCCTGGTCAAACTTATTTTGATGACAATGGTGATATGAGAACAGATACTGGGGAACTTATCGAAAAAGTCGAACAACAAAATACAAATATTATTGATTACAACAAAAAGAAAGCAGGTAACTAACCATGACAGAAAATCTTAAAGAAGCATTATCTTATGCAGTTGAGTTAGCAGAAAAAGAAAATAAAATTATTTCTTCATCGAATGGCAAGGAATATTTTGACATCAACAAGCATGATTTCAGAGAGCTTAGACCTCGCAAATATGCGCCGACTCTTGAACTTCAAACACTCAAAAGTTTAGTTGATTACCTCAAATCAGATAACGACTTTATCGGCGGCCGTAGACTTGTAGTGGTGGTAGAAAGTTATCAGAGAGTTTCCGTGTATGATCAAGTCGATGTTGAATATGGCAAACGTCCTCAACTTGTATCTGTAAAGGCATCTGTTCCAGTTATTCCCTTTAGTAATTGGTGTAATCAGGAAGAGTTTAATATTATGTTGCAATCGATGTTTATCAATGATGCAGATCGCAATCTAGTTTTAGATTTTGCTAGTCACTTAAAAATCGAAAAAGGGGCAGAGGCTCAAGATAACGGCGTTACACAAACGGTGACTGTTCGTGATGGTGTAGCAAGTCTAGCACAGGCTAAGACTCCAAATCCAGTAACCTTACGACCATATCGTACCTTCAATGAAGTAGAACAACCAGCAAGTCAGTTTGTATTCAGAGTTAACAAATCAGCAAATCTAGCCCTCTTCGAAGCAGATGGTGGCAAATGGAAATTAGATGCTGTTAAAAACATCTCAGATTATTTAAAAACAGAACTTGCAAACAACGATAAAATCACAATTTTAGCATAAGGAGAAAAACAACATGACACAACAACAATACAACAACTTTGATCGCGAATTTGGATGGGAAGATACGATTGAAAAAGACTCGGAATACGTCCTATTACCTGATGGTTTATACCACTTTACAGTAATCGGTATGGAGCGTACACGACACACACCGAATCCACAAAATCCCGGAAAATTGCCAGCGTGTAACAAGGCTATCGTCAGCATTAAGATTGTAGCTAACGAAGGCGAAACCGAATTGCGTCACAATTTATTCCTGCACAGCTCAACTGAAGGAATGCTATCTGCTTTCTTTGCTGCAATTGGACAAAAGAAAAAAGGCGAACCACTTCGCATGAATTGGAATACAATCATCGGCGCAACCGGTGTATGTAAAGTCGGAACTCGACAGTACAAGGAAAATAATTATAACGAAGTTAAGTCAATGCTCTATCCTGAAGATGTTGATTACACAAAAGTATTAAATCAACAACCAGGGCAAGTTACACAAGCAAGCTACCAGCAACCACAACAGTCGAATTTTGCACAACAACCACAAGGACAAGCTGGATATCAAGCTGGGCAATTCTAGGAGGTAAGAGATGGCAGGTAAGTTAAGAAATGACTTAACCTCCCAACGATTCGGTTTCTTGAAAGTTCTTCGCCGTTCCCCCGATAAAGGGGGCGGCAAGAAACCAGTCGTTAAATGGGAATGTGAATGTAAGTGCGGTAAAAATATAACTGTAAAATCTGATTCTTTGTTATCTGGCCACACTGTTAGTTGCGGATGTAAAAAAAAGATACACGGCAAAAGTAATAAAGAACGTTTGTATCAGACATGGAAGAATATGCGTCAACGTTGCAACAATCCCAATCGTTCTGATTACAAACGATATGGCGGTCGAGGTATTACAATATGTGATGAATGGAACGACTACAATACTTTTAGAGATTGGGCGTTGTCTAATGGATACTCTGATAACTTATCTATTGATAGGATAGATGTTAACGGTAATTATGAACCTTCTAACTGTAGATGGGTGGACGGTATCATTCAAGCAAATAATGTCCGAAATAACAGAATAATCACTTTCGAAAATAGCACTTACACCATGGCTGAATTTGCCAGAAAAATCGGAATTAGCTATTCTTCATTACAACACAGATTAGATAGAGGTTGGTCTATAGATAAAATAGCTCAAACTCCTCAAAGAGGTGTTTGATATGGAATTAAGAAAGTATCAACAGGAAAGTATTAACTCTATTCAGGAAGAGTGGAACAATGGCAGAAAGCGCACTTTGCTGGTTCTTCCGACAGGATGTGGTAAGACTGTGGTTTTTACTAAATTAGCTGAAGAAATGGTCAAGCAAGGGAAAAGAGTTCTAATTTTAGCACACAGAACAGAATTGTTGGAACAAGCTTCTGATAAATTGTTTAAAATTACAGGCTTGAAAACTGCGTTAGAAAAAGCTGATAGTACAGCTATAGGCTCGTGGTACAGGGTTTCAGTTGGTTCGGTGCAAACATTACAACGTGACAAACGTTTAAATCAATTTCCTAAAGATTATTGGGATGTGATTATTGTAGACGAGGCTCATCATATCTTGTCTGATGGATATATGAAAGTAATGAAATATTTCGATGTTGCTAATGTCCTCGGTGTAACAGCAACGCCAGATAGATCTGATATGAAAAACCTTGGGTCTTACTTCGATAGCCTTGCTTATGAATATTTGTTGGTACAAGCTATCAAAGAAGGCTACTTATCTAAAATCAAGGCTTTAACAATTCCGCTCAGCTTGGATTTATCAAATGTCAGCATGTCGGCAGGCGATTTCAAAGCGAGCGACGTCGGAACAGCATTAGATCCATATCTTGAGCAGATAGCAGATGAAATGGTCAAGCAATGCGCTGACCGCAAAACAGTCGTATTCTTGCCTTTGGTAAAGACCTCGCAGAAGTTTCGCGATATCCTAAACGCAAAAGGATTTCGTGCTGCTGAAGTCAATGGAGAGTCCAAGGACCGTGCAGAAATCTTAGAAGACTTTGAGAAAGACCGTTACAACGTGCTTTGTAATTCGATGTTATTGACTGAAGGCTGGGATTGCCCGTCAGTGGATTGTGTAGTAGTGCTAAGACCTACTAAGGTACGTGCCTTATATAGCCAGATGGTGGGGCGTGGTACTCGTTTACATCCAGGAAAGGAAGAATTACTCTTGCTAGACTTCCTCTGGCATACAGAACGCCACGAGTTGTGTCGGCCAGCTCACTTAATCTGTGAGACTCCAGAAGTCGCTCAGAAAATGATTGAGAACATGGAAGAGCAGGTAGGTGTTATGCTTGACCTTGAAGATATGGAAGTCAAGGCAGCAGAAGACGTAGTTGCTCAACGCGAAGAAGCCTTGGCCAAACAATTGGAAGAAATGCGTAAGCGTAAACGTAAGTTAGTTGATCCGTTGCAATTTGAAATGTCTATCCATGCTGAAGATTTATCAAACTACGTACCTAACTTTGGATGGGAGATGGCACCTGCTAGTGATAAGCAAATTAAAGCTCTTGAGAAATACGGCATCTTTACTGATGAGATTGGAAACGCAGGTAAAGCGAATCTATTACTAGATAGGCTTAACAAAAGACAACAAGAAGGCTTAACAACACCTAAACAAATCAGATTACTTGAAAGATACGGTTTCAAAGATGTGGGAATGTGGCCGTTCGAAGAAGCTAAAAATATGATTAATCGCATAGCAGCTAATGGTTGGAGAGTTCCGACAAGTGTGCGACCAGCTGAATATGTACTAAATTAAGAAGGAGGAGATAGTGGCAGAGAATGATTTTAATTTGTTGCCGTTGCTGGATTACATCAATCCTGCCACGGTAGATTATCAGACGTGGGTCAATGTCGGTATGGCTCTTAAACATGAAGGATATACAGCATCCGACTGGGATAACTGGTCACAAAATGATAGTCGATACAAGAAATTTGAGTGCTTCAAGAAATGGGATACTTTCAATGAACAAGCAGGAACTATCGTGACGGGTGCGACGATTACCCAACTTGCTAAAGAAAATGGCTGGGTGTCGCAATCCAGCTATGATAGCGAGAACGCGCATGAGTTAGGCTGGACCGATACAATAGATCGTGATTATCGTGTCATTAATAAAGACTGGATTGAAGGTAAGGAAATCCATGAGCCAACTATTTGGAACCCGGTTCAGGAGATTATCAAATACCTTGAAACACTTTTTGAAGCTGGTGAAAATGTTGGTTATGTGACTGAATGTTATCCGAAAACTGACGACGAAACTGGCGAGATTATCAAATGGCTGCCGACAAAGGGAGCTTATGACCGTACTGCTGGACAATTGATTGAAGCTCTTAGCAAATGTAATGGCGACATCGGCGCAGTCCTGGGTGACTACCACGAAGAAGCCGGCGCATGGGTTCGATTCAATCCAATGGATGGGAAAGGCGCAAAAAATGAAAACGTGACAGATTTCAGATATGCCCTGGTCGAATCCGACAGTATGCCAATCGATAAACAGAACGCTATCTACAAAGAACTTGAATTACCGATTGTTGCTTTGGTTCATAGTGGGAATAAATCCCTCCATGCTATCGTCAAAGTAGACGCTAAGAACTACGAAGAATACCGTAATCGAGTTGATTATCTTTATAAGATTTGTCAGAAGAACGGAATCATCGTTGATACACAAAATCGAAATCCAAGTAGACTATCACGCATGCCGGGATTTATCCGAAATGGCCAGAAACAATTTTTAGTAGATACTAACATTGGTAAAGCCGATTGGGATGAATGGTACCAATACATCGAAGACTTGAACGATGACCTACCTGATCCAGAAGGGTTGGCTGACAGCTGGGATAACTTGCCAGAATTGGCGCCTGAGTTGATAAAAGGTGTCCTTCGTCAAGGTCATAAGATGTTGATTGCTGGACCATCAAAAGCTGGTAAGTCATTCGCTTTAATTGAAATGTCAATTGCAATTGCTGAAGGCAAAAAGTGGTTGGGTTGGGATTGTACTCAAGGACGTGTCCTCTATGTCAATCTAGAGCTAGATAGACCATCCGCTTTACATCGCTTCCGCGACGTTTATCAAGCAATGAAGTTAGCGCCGCAGAATATCAACAACATCGATATTTGGAATCTGCGTGGAAAGACCGTACCAATGGATAAGTTGGCACCCAAACTCATTCGTCGAGCTTTGAAGAAAAACTATATCGCAGTTATCATTGACCCGATTTACAAGGTCCTGACTGGTGACGAGAACAGTGCAGACCAGATGGCACATTTTACGAATCAATTCGATAAAGTGGCCACAGAGTTAGGCTCTAGCGTTATCTACTGTCACCACCATTCAAAGGGGTCTCAAGGTGGCAAGAAATCCATGGACCGCGCTAGTGGTTCGGGTGTATTCGCTCGAGATCCTGACGCACTTATCGATTTAGTAGAGCTAGAAGTGTCAGAAGAATTGCTTACTCAAAGACTTAATCAAGCAGCGTGCGAAGTATATAAACAGGCTTTGCAAGAGCGAAATAATGCCTATTACCAACAGAATGTCGGACTAGATGATCTATTAAGTCCAGCGCAGATGAGAACGCACTTTGAAAAAGGCATCTCTGATGTCATGGCTCGTGCTCCTTATGTAGACAAGCTCGAAGAAGCTCGCGACAAGATCCAGATAGCGACTGCGTGGCGAGTCGAAGGCACACTTCGAGAGTTTGCTAAATTCAAGCCAGTCAACATGTGGTTTAGCTATCCAGTGCATACGCTCGATGAATCAGGTGTGTTGGCAGATATCCAATTAGAAGATACTACACCAAATTGGAAAAAGAATTTAGATAGTAAAAAAGGCAACGAGAAGAAAAAGAAATCTGCTGATGAGAGATTTACTACTGCTATGGAAGTGTTATTCGACGGAATTAATCCGGTTGAATTGAGTGAAATGGTGGAATATTTTTCAACAAAAGACAATCCGGTTAGCGAAAAAACTATCAGAAGATGGGTCAAAAATAGAGATGATTTTGAAGTAAAAAACAATCAAATCACACCCAAAGAAGAGCCAGGGACAGAGTAGGGACAAGGACAAACCCGACAGACAAACCCGAGAGTGTCCCTCGGGAATGTCCTTGACTCTCAGAGACAAACCCGAGAGTGTCCCTGTGTCTCTGGAGTGTCTCTAGGGACAAAGACAAACCCGAGAATGTCCCTGAGAAAACGCACAACCATGCGGGTTTTAAGCTCTAGGGACAAACCCGAGAAACTCAGGGACAAAGATAGGGACAGAATTCTTCTCTCTTCGAGAAGAAGAATTTAGGAAGTGTCCCTGAGAGTTCAGAAGAACAGGTACAGGAACAGGGGCGATTGAGCTACGCCCCCTGTAACCCTGTAACCCTGTCCTTCACTCTGAACTTAGGCGCGTATAAAAAAGAAAAGGAGTGCATTTATAAAAATGGTAACTGAATTCTTTTTGCCGATGAAAAAAATACCGACAACGACTCACCAGCAAAAAAAGGTAAATGCTAGATTTGGTAAGCCAATCTTTTATGAGCCGGCTGAACTAAAAAACGCCAGGGCGAAATTTGAAAGCTTGCTTGCCCAGCATGTTCCTCCTGATAAATTTAAAGGAGCGATTCGTCTGACAGTTAAGTGGTGTTTCCCTCGTATCAAAAAAAGCTACGATGGCCAGTACAAGACCACAAAGCCAGATACAGATAATTTACAGAAGTTGCTCAAGGATTGCATGACAAAACTTGGATATTGGCAGGACGATGCCCAAGTGGCCAGCGAGATTGCCGAAAAGTTCTGGGCTGACACAGTTGGGATCTATATCAAGATTGAGGAATTGCTATGAGAATTGACTACATTGATTTCTTCAGAAGACAAATTCCAGAATGGATGGCGCGCAGCAATCAGAAGAGCCAAGAGGTCGGTTTTGCTTCCGACGCTTATTGGTTATGGGTGGTGTCATCGATTAGCGAAATTTGCAAGCAATACAATGATGATGAACTAGTGACAGAGCAATTTGGTCTGCTTTTTAGCTGGCTAGAAAAACAAGTAAGATAAAACAAGGAGATGGAATAATGAGTTATGATTTGGAAATCTTAGCGAAAATAGAGAGTGGAGATTATATTTGTATTGCTGAACCTAGATATAGTTCTCCGACCTACAATCTCGGGAAGATGTTTAGAATTGCTATGGATTGGGATTTTGACCAAGACACTACGTACAACATCGCTGATGTTTTAGATAACATTCAACGCGGTATCTCTGAATTAGAACGGTATCCTGAAAAGTATGTGCAGTATGAACCTGAAAATAGATGGGGAACAGTTAGCGGTGCATTGGAGGTTTTGAAGTCATTGAAAGAGTGTATTTTAGAACAAGATATTGATACGAAATATTTATATATGAGGTGGTAACATGAAACGACCAAACAGATACCCTTACACACGAAGTCAGTGGGTTGAAGAAACTGTTAATCACTATACATATAAAAGCGATATTTGCTATACAAGTCACATTTTAGAAAATAGACTTACTGGAGAAACTAAGAGCAAGGAGGTTGAGTGATGGGAGATATACGAATACTAGACGCTTGTTGTGGCAGTCGTATGTTTTGGTTTGATAAAAATGAGAGTCATACAACTTTCATGGATATTAGGCAAGAAATATTTGAGATACATGACAAAAAGGTCAACGTAGACCCTGATGTTATTGGTGATTTTCGTGACATGCCATTTGAAAATAATACTTTTAATTTGGTTGTTTTTGACCCACCTCATTTAAAATGGGCAGGTAAAAACTCAATCATGAAAGCTCAGTATGGCCAGCTGGATAAAGTTACCTGGTCGGAAGATTTAGCCAAGGGTTTTGAAGAATGTATGAGAGTTCTAAAAGTTGGAGGTACTCTAGTTTTTGAATGGTCTGATTGTCAAATCAACGTTAAAGAAATTCTTAAATCTGTACCTTTTAAACCATTATTTGGGCAACAAAGAGGTACTACGCATTGGATGACGTTTATGAAATTCGAGGAGGTCACAGATTGAAACGATTCATAGCAGTCTGGATTTTATTGTCTGCTGGATTGAATATCTGGCAGATGGACAGGATTCGAGATTTAGAAGAAAAGAAGCCAATGGTTATCTATAAGGCAGATAATCAAGGCGCTGAGATATTTGGTAAGGTCGTCGAGAAAGGGCGACACGGGAAGCTATACACAGTAACTATCAGAGATTATGGGATTTTTGTAGTTACTAGAGAGCAATACGATAAAGTAAAAGTTGGAGAGGAAGTGCTACTATGATAAGATTACGAGCGTAAGACAAAGAGGAGACTCTAAAGATACTCAATAGCTACTAGAACAAAAAAAGCCAAGGCACTCTCTGCCTCAGCTATAATCTCAATAATATTATTATATCACAAAGGAGACAGAGAGTGAACAAGGCTAAAGAGTTACTTGATGAACTACAGAATTTGGATGAAGAGATACAGAGTCGAATAGACGAGCTTGCTAATCTTGAAGCTAGTTTGCTTTCTAGCCCTAAAATAAGCATGGATAAGGTTCAAGGTGGTCAGAAGGTTCGATTAGATGAACGTTACATCGATATTTTTAGCATGCAAGATTCCTTGAAAGAGTACATGAAGCAAGCAACTGCTGAAGCTATCCAGCGCAGAATTGAGCTCAGTAAATTGATTGATAAAATGCCTAAGCCTGCAAGTCGAACAATTCTAAGGATGGTGTATATTCAGAAAGCAAACGTGTATGATATGATTGAATTTTTACGATGCAGCAAGACCACTTTTTACAAAAAGAAGAAAGATGCAATCCGTGAATTAGGTGTTGTAGTTGATAAAAGTGAACTAATGTGAACTAGGTTGAAGCGCACTGGTCTAACAATCGTGCTATTATAGTATCATCAAGAATTAAGGGTAAGGCAGTAAGCCTTCCCTGACATGGAGAGTTGGCAGAGTTAGGTTGAATGCGCCCGTTTGCTAGACGGGTGGTCGCCTATGTGCGGTCCGTGGGTTCAAATCCCACACTCTCCTTTGAGTGTTTGTGTCCCATAACGGGGTAGGCAGTAGGCTTAGCATTCATATATCGCTCATTAACTTAAAAATGGTTGCAGAAGCGACCGAACCTCGCATGGTTGCGTAGCTACTTATATCCTAGGTAAGTTATAAGCTAGAGGGTTTGATTCCCTCAGAGGTTGTAAAGACTACACAAAATAAAAAAAGGAAAACTTTCAAATTGATTACTAATTAACACGCAAGGTAGTAGTCGCCTTGCATTTTTAGGGCTTAGCCTAGATAATCTGTGGTAACTCAGGAAAAGGATGTTTTTAAATCTATCAAACATCCTGCCAGCTATGGTCAATCTAAGCAATTTAATCTTAACTATTTCAGTTTTGGAATAGGTAGTCGAAGTTAAAGCAGGGAGATTCCAACGGCAAGGTGCTGAGGAAATGCAAACGTGGCAGTTTGGCTGTGAGACGAGTCTATAAGAGGAAAGAGGTATTTGGTTCGATGTGCAACAAGAGCTTAATACCATATCTTACAAAAATTGGGCGCCTCCCAAAAGTATGTAAGGTGAGTTGATTGTCCGCAAAACAATCGATAACAAGCAGGCGCTGTGCATTTTGTTCTTCAAAAGAGAATGAAACACATGGTGATGCGTGTCTGTGATAGATGAAAGATGATTTTTATATTTTAAAAGCTATTCAAGATAGAAAAACTCAAAAAAAGCAAAAGTCATCGCCCGTCACAAACGAAAGTGTACTTCGGCAATTAGATTGCCTGCTCAAGTCTCGCAAGGATGAGAGTAAAGTCAAAGAGTAAAGCAGCTTAGACTTTTAGCGGGGTCTTCGTTAATTGAAAAATGGCTTAGTAGTTTGCGATGTAAGGAGTGATTGGTCTAACCAATCGTGCATGAGTGATACAAGTAGGAATATTTGTGGACAAGATAATAAACTATAAGTTATCAAAAGTCACTCGCTTAAAGCAGTAGTCTCATGCTGGCTAATGGATATATGGTAGACGGATTAAGTCCTGTTTAGGAATTGAGACGTCACAGGTTCGAGTCCTGTCGTTCCAATTGCGATTTTAATTCGCAGTGAGAGGTCTTAAAAAGGTCACACATTGTGTGGCTTTTTTTGATTTTTTGAAAGGTGGTGATGGAAAATTGAGTGGATTGAGAATAAAACAAAAGAGATTTGCAGATGAGTACATCATCTCAGGTAATGCGACGGAAGCTTATAAAAAAGCAGGTTATCGTGTTTCTAGTGATAGAGTGGCAGGCGTTGAAGGGCATAAGTTACTAAAGAATCCTAAGATTAAAAGCTATATAGATGAACGACTGAAACAACTTGATTCTGAGAAAATTGCAGATCAACAAGAAGTACTTAGTTATCTAACATCAGTAATGCGAGGAGAGACGCAAGAACAGACCTTGATAAGCATAGGAGAATTAGGTCAAACGATTACGGATATTGATGTCGGAGCAAAAGATAGAATCAAAGCAGCCGAACTTTTAGGAAAACGGCATAGGCTTTGGACAGACAAAGTAGAGGCAGACGTTTCTGGAACGGTGGTGTTTGCGAATGAGTCAGACATACCAGATTAAACAGAACGATATTGTTGTTGACCTACCAAAAACAATAGGCGTTGGGTACGGACAGTTTTGGCGCTCAAGACATCTTTATCGTGTTGTAAAAGGGTCCCGTGGTTCGAAGAAGTCCAAGACAACTGCTTTAAATTACGTTGTACGTCTTTTGAAATATCCCTGGGCGAACTTGCTTGTTATTCGTAGATATTCGAATACGAACAAACAATCTACCTATACGGATTTTAAATGGGCGTGTAATGTGTTGGGCGTGACTCATTTGTTTAAATTCAACGAGTCTTTGCCTGAAATAACTGTAAAAGCGACTGGGCAAAAGATTCTGTTCCGTGGTTTGGATGATGAACTCAAAATCACATCTATTACAGTTGACGTTGGTAGTCTTTGTTGGGCATGGTTTGAGGAAGCGTATCAAATTGAAACTGAAGACAAGTTTAGTACGGTTGTTGAATCAATCCGTGGTAGCTTAGACGTACCTGATTTCTTTAAACAAATCACAGTCACATTTAACCCATGGAACGAGAGGCACTGGCTCAAACGTGTCTTCTTTGATGAAGAAACGAGACGAGCTAACACATTCGCTACTACGACTACTTATAAATGCAACGAGTGGCTGGATGAAGTCGATATCAAGCGTTATGAGGATTTATATCATACGAACCCCAGACGTGCTAGAATCGTCTGCGATGGCGAATGGGGAGTTGCTGAAGGTTTAATCTACGAGAACGTGACTGTCAAAGAGTTCAATAAAGATGAATTACTACAAGATTCATCTAATAAATTATGTATTGGTCTTGACTTTGGTTTCACTCATGATCCAACCGCTTTGTGTTGTTCGCTCATAAACGATACAACGAAAGAGATTTATGTTTTTGACGAGGCGTATAAAGTCGGATTGATAACTAAAGAAGTTGCGAAGATGATAAAAGACAAAGGTTATCATCGCTCACGGATTATTGCTGATAGCGCTGAATTACGATTGATTGAGGAATTAAGGTCAGAACATGGCATAACTCGAATTAAAGAGAGTCGAAAAGGTAAGGATAGTATCATGGCAGGCGTATCCAAATTGCAAGGATACGCTATTTATGTGCATCCAGACTGTAAAAACATTATGGATGAATTTTATAGCTATTGTTATCAACAAGACAAAGAAGGAAACTGGTTGAATAAACCAGAAGATAAAAATAACCACTTGATGGATGCTTTACGTTATAGCCTTCAATGTATCGAAGGTGGCAAAGCAACCGTCCGCAGACGTTCTGATTATGGCCTATAGAGAGGAAAGACATGTACCAATATTTAACCTATCCACGAGATGGATATGATGAGGGTTCTTTGAAGAAAGACCTGATTTACAAATTGATAACGAAACATAGCACTGAAGGCTCACGTTTGAAGAAGCTTAAAAGCTACTACTTGGGTGAGCATGCTATCTTATATCACAAGAGACGCAACGAGAACGCACCTAATTATAAGACGGTAGCCAATCATGCCAAGGATATCGCAGACACGGCTACAGGCTATTTTATGGGCAATCCTATCAAGTACAATAATACTGCTGAGGGTGATATCAATGCACTACTTACAGCATTTGATGGCGCTGAGATTGACCAAGTAGATGCGCAGAATGCTTTGAACATGGCTATCTATGGTCGTGCTTACGAGTACATCTATGCCAAAGAGGGATTGACTGAGTTGGACTCAACTAGTATTGATCCAGAAAATACCTTCATGGTTTACGATGATAGTATTGAGCGGAAGCCTTTGTTTGCGGTCTATTACTATCAAGTGAAGGACGATACGAAAGATACTACTAAGTATCAGGCAGAGATATTTACTGAGAATCTGCACTATCACATGGTGCTGAGAAGTACAGATTCAGGAACAACTCAGAATGAGCAAGTAAAGCCTCACAATCTTGGTCAAATCCCGATTATCGAATATCGCAACAATCATTTTGCGATTGGCGACTACGAGCAACAAATTAGCTTGATTGATGCCTATAATTCCTTGATGGGTAACCGTGTCAATGACAAGGAGCAGGCAGTAGAATCTATCCTTGTCTTGTATGGCACGCAGTTAGCAGACACACCAGAAGATGCTAAGGTAGCAATGAAGATTCTTTCTGAAGAAGGTCTTTTGGAATTACCTGGAGATAGTGCAAGAGCTGAGTTTTTGAAGAACACCTTGGACGAAAGTGCTACTGAAATCTTGCGTACAGCTCTGAAAGAGGATATCTACACATTCAGTCATGTACCTAATTTGACTGATGAGAACTTCGCAGGGAACACATCGGGCGTTGCCATGGAATTCAAGCTAATGGGCCTTGAGATGATTACCAAGACTAAGGAAGCGAACTACAAGCGTGGATTGCGCCAACGGATTGCGATTTTTGCTCATTACCTGGGCATGAAACAGATCGCTTTAGAGTCTCATTCAATCGTTCCACAGTTTAGCCGCGGTTTACCTAAGAACTTGCTAGAAATCTCTCAGATTGTGAACAATTTGGAAGGCAAAGTGACCAATAGGCAGCTTATTTCTCTCTTGCCGTTTGTGGAAGACCCTGACGCTGAACTGGAAGCCTTGGAAAAAGAGAAAAAGAAGAACATGGAAGACATGCCGATGTTCAACCAAGACAATACGAAACCCGAAGATGAGGTAGAGGATGAAGAATCAGGAGTATTGGGCGAAGAGGAAAGCCAATCTGATTTACCAACAGATGGACAAGGCCGAAAAGCAGGCAGACCAGTTCGATAAGGTTTATCAGGAAGCTAAGACTTACTTAGATAAGGAAATCAATAAGATTTTCGATAAGTTCCAACGTGATTATGGTCTAAGTCAGGTGGAAGCTAGACAAGTCTTGAAGAACATGAAAGATAAGAAAGACTTGAATGAACTTCGTAAGGTGCTTGAGGCAAGACCGAATGACCCAAATATCCAAAGACTACTGGCTGACTTAGACAGTCCAGCTTATTCTTTCCGTATGAAGCGCCTAGAGCGTTTGAGCGACAATTTGGACCGTATGCGTGAATCTATCTATCATTCAGAGAAAACAGGCTCAGACGCCTATTACAGCGACCTGATGAAGGATAGTTATTACAAAGCTACCTTTGACCTACAACAGCAGGCAGGGTTAGCGTATGGCTTTTCTGGGCTTCCTGAGAGCGAGATAAAACATCTACAGTCTTTTAGTTGGGTAGGAGATGGAAGTACGTACTCAACAAAAATTTGGAAGAACACAGGGAAGCTTACTTCTAACATAAAAGATGAACTCCTCATAAGCCTTATGACAGGACGAGATATACGAGGAACTGCACAAGCAATTGCTGAGAGGTTCAATGTAGGTCAGAATGATGCAAGGCGTTTGGTTCGGACAGAATCAGCCTTTTTTCACAACCAGATGGAACTACTAAGCTATGAAGAAGCAGATATAGAAAAGTATATCTTTGTGGCCGTCTTAGACAAGCGTACATCACGCATTTGTCAGGAGCATGACAATCAGGTCTATGATAGGGATAAGGCTGTCCCTGGTGTCAATTGTCCGCCTATGCATCCGTGGTGTAGGTCTACTACTGTCGGATACGATGAGGACGCAGACTACAGCAAGCTGAAGCGCAGAGCAAGGAATCCAGTGACAGGTAAGACCGAGCTGGTGCCTGCTGATATGACTTATAAAGAGTGGTATAGCAAGTATGTTGCAGAACCACGAGAACGAGAATTAAGTGGTAGGCAATTTGGAGCAGACCTTGATTATGTACGAAGTGATGAATTTGTTGACAAACTAAAAAACAATCCAAAGACCTCACATCTATCCGAACCTATCGCAAGAGTTTCAAGACAGATGTTGCAGCATAGAAACGGAACTCCATTTGAAGATTATTATTTGCTTAATGCAGATACAGGAAGGGTTATTGCGCTATCAAATAAAGCCAGAAAGACAAAAGGTGTAGTTTATAACGACCAAGTCAGAAGGGCTTTTAAAGAACAATCTGAACAAAGTCTTATTTCGATTCACAATCATCCGTCTGGCTATCCTCCATCACTCAGTGACTTTGCTTCCTTACAACAACGGAATAAAAATAATACTGTAAAATATGGTCTGACTATAGGGCATGATGGAAGTGTTTATTGGTATTCAAGACCTAACAAAAGGATTCCACGCAGTGCACAAGAACAATATATCAATCGAATTGAAAAATTCAAAAAAATGGGTTATAATGAAGTTATAGCACAAGAGAAAACGCTTGAAATGTTTTCTAATCTGTTTGAATTTGAATTTGGAAGGATTGATTGACATGATTGAGAAGTATGATTATGATTGGCCAGAAGCCGAAGACGACAATCTGGATGAATTGTTAAAAAAAGCCTATGAACGAAATAAAAACAAAACTGTTGAGGAGTTAGATGACGAATGGGATGAATTTGTCAAGAATCTAAAACTTGAAACGATTTAGAAAAGCACCTAGAGAAATCTAAGTGCTTTTTTCGTGCCCAGAAAGGAAATTTTAATGAACAAGTATAAAAAATTGATAGAATTGATTGAAGATAACGGACTTGAAATACAATCGAAGGAATGTTACGACTCACGGAGTGCTTGGACTGGAAAAAATTTGTGGATTGTTGATAAGAAAGAACGAAATAAAATTTTTGATTTATCGGGTAATGGATATTGTTTTGACGACAAATCGGTTGATAAAGCCATCGAAGAAGTTGAAAAGTATTTGTCTCTTAAAAACATGAATACTTTTGATGCTTTCAAAAAATGGGTGGAAAAGAATGCTAAGCCTCAAAAATGATGCTTAGAAAGGAGTAAAGACATGTTTATATGGGATTGGGTATCAATCGCTTTCGGGTGGTTGGTATTTTTGTTGTTAATATTTATTATTATAGCCGTAATCAGCGGAATAATTGAAGGTGTAAAGAAAGGAACAGAAAAATGAAAGATTGGAAAGAACGCTTTAAAAAAGAATACTACGAATTGAAAGAACGATTCCAGAAGTTAGATATGATGATTGGGAAATACGAAAAAGGGCAACTTGAGTTTGAACCTAAATGTCCGATTGATTTGTTAAAGAGACAACGTTCGGTTATGTGGGATTATCTTTCAACTCTAGAACAGCGTGCAAAAATTGAAGAAATTAAACTATAAAAATTAACCGCATCGAAATCGAGGCGGTTTTCTTATGCTCTAACCGTACGGGATTCCATACGGTTTTTATATTGTCCAAGCATTGAAGACTCTAAAAGCTATGGAAAATACAGTCGGGGACGACTTTAAAAATAGGAGGTTCGCAATGAACGAAGAAACACAAACAGTCGAAACGGTTGAAGAGCAAAAGGTACCTGCAGAACCTACAGAGCAACCGCAAGACGAAAAGAAGTACACAGACGCAGACGTGAATGCTATCATCGATAAGAAGTTTGCCAAGTGGAAATCAGAGCAAGAAGCCAAGGAAAACGAAGCTAAGAAGCTTGCTAAGATGAACGCTGATGAGAAACAGAAATATCAGTTGGATCAGCGTGAGCAAGAACTAGCTGACCGTGAAAAAGCTATTGCTCGCAAGGAATTGACCGCAGAAGCTAAAGCAATGCTAAGTGAACGTGACTTACCTGTTGAGTTAGTGAATGTAGTTGATTTAACAAGCGCAGAGACGGTATCGCAGTCTGTTGCTGTGTTGCAGAAATCATGGGAGCAAGCCGTACAGAAAGGCGTACAAGAAAAGCTAAAAGGCGGAGCTCCAATGAAACAAGCACCAGTTGATAGTGACGGTATCACAAAAGAAGAATTTGCTCGTATGGGTTATCAGAGTCGAAATGAACTCTATCAAAAGAACCCAGAACTCTATAAGAAATTGAAAGGTTAAAATAAATGACAGCAGGACAAACTAAATTAGCCACTATGGTTAACCCAGAAGTAATGGCGGACATGGTTTCCGCTAAACTACCTAAATTGATTAAATTCACTCCACTGGCTTATGTGGAAACAGCACTCCAAGGCCGACCAGGGAATACTCTAAAAGTTCCAGCATGGGAATATGCAGGAGATGCTGCAGAGGTTGGAGAAGGTCAAGCTATTACTCTAGACCAACTATCAACAAAAGAAAAAGAAATGACTATTAAAAAGGCTGCCAAAGGTTATGAAATTACCGATGAAGCCCTTTTGTCAGGTCTTGGTGACCCACTAGGTCAAGCGACTTACCAGCTTGGTTTGGCTATTGCTAATAAAATTGATAACGATTTGGTGGCAGTAGCAAAAACAGCAACACAACACGTTGCAGACGCTCCTACAGCTATTGAGGCAATCGATAAAGCTCTTGATATTTTTGAGGATGAAGAAGATGCTCGATATGTTGCTATCATCAACCCTAAAGATGCTATTAAGCTAAAAACTGCAGTAGCGAAAGAATGGACTAAGGGGTCAGAGATTGGTGCAGATATGGTCGTTTCTGGAACCTTTGGTGAAGTTGCCGGTGTGCAAATCGTCCGCTCTAAAAAAGTTGATGAAGGCAAAGGATTTATCGTCAAAGTCTCTCCTAGCCAAACTCAGACAGACGACGCTAATAAATACGGTGCGTTTGTTATCATGATGAAACGTGACGTAGCTATCGAAACAGACCGTGACATCATTAAAAAGACAACGGTTATCACTGGTGATGAACACTATGGTGTTTACCTATACGACCCTACACGAGTTGTAAAATTCGGTGAGTAAGAGGTGGCGATATGAGCTTATTGCTACGACGTCATTATATCCAAGAGGAGCAGGTTAGCCAGTATTCTGATTTAGAAAATAAGACTCTAGAAGAGTTGAAAAATCTAGCTAAAGAAGCTGGCATCGCTGGCGCCTATAAGTTATCAAAAGCCGAAATTGTAGAGGTGTTGGAGGATTTAAAAAGTGAAATTTAAAATCAAACAAGATTTCTATGATTGGGAATCAAATGTGAAACGACTGGCTGGAGAGGAACTTGAGATTACTGAGGAGCGCTATGCTGAGCTGGCAGACAATTTCGCCAGTAACGGTGTCGCTATCTCAGATGTTCTTGAGGAAATCCTTCCTGAACCTGAGTTCTTAGAAGAGGATTGATATGTCTATAGAGTTGCTGAAGAAATTAACAGGCGAAGAAGATACTCAGCTTCTCATGTTGCTCCAAACGAGGGCTACAAATCTTATCTTGTCAGAGACTAATCGCACATCTTTGACACCTGCTTTAAGTCTCTTAATACCTGAGGTTGCTATCGAGCTCCACAATCGCTCAGGAGCGGAAGGAGAGCACTCTAGAACCGAGGGCGGTATAGCAGTAGTCTACGGAGAAAACGGCCTGTCTACGGGTCTTTTACAGCGTATACGCATGCACAGATTAGCAAGGGTGGCAGGCCATGTTTTTGAAGCAGAGTAGACTGAAGCCTTATCCGATGAGGCGGTTTGAAAAAACTGTCACAGAGGAAGGTGTCGCAAAAGAAGGGTATGCCAAGAAAGCTGAGACAGTCCGCCTTGAGTTGTGGCCAGCTAGTAGTAAACTACAATCTGAATTGTATGGAGAGCGTGTCAATGATATTTTGAACGCAAATGCTAACAAGTCAGCTACTATTAAAGTGAAAGATGGTGTGTGTATCGATAGCCCGACGGAAGTAACTCACAGGGTTATTTCTAAGAAGGTCTACACACATCATCAAGTTTTGGAGTTAGAGCGTGTCAGAGCTACTAGGGGCAGATAGGCTTATAGCTAAGTTCAGAAAGTTGTCAGATGTTGCGCAACGAGATATTGTTTCAAAGGCGGTTCATCATGCAGCCAAAACCATTGTCCAAGCTGATGCTAAAAGACTAGCACCGGGCAACAATGGAGAACTTAGAAATAGTATTAAGACTAGGGTTAAAATGGACGGAGATAAGGCTATAGGAGAGGTTTACACAAATCTACACTATGCGCCATACGTAGAGTTTGGTACAGGGCCAAAAGGACAAGCTAGCCATTCGGGTATATCGCCAGAGGTCAGCGTGTCTTATCGGTCCAGCCCGTGGTATGTGCATGAAGACCAGATAGATATAGGACCTTACCACTTTCAAAAGATTGGGGAGTTCTACAAGATGTATGGTCAACCTGCCCAGCCTTATCTTTATCCAGCTTTGAGAGACAATCAAGAGCGTGTGTCTAAGAATATTTCGAATTATGTCCGTAGAAAGATAAGAGAACAAATAAAATGATCAATATCAAGCCTGTTATTTATAAAGAATTGCAAAAGGTTGCAGATAATGTGACTGATACTTATCCTAGCGATTGGGAGACTTTCCCAGTCGTTATTTTTTTGGAAGAACAAAACAAGCCCGGTGAATGGTTTGATGACCAGGAACAAAAATCATCTATCCGCTATAAGGTGGATATCTTTGATGATACCAGCACTAGTGAGTTAGCTGTTAAAATCAATCAGATTTTTGAGTCTTTAGGTTTGCGAAGAACCGACTGCCAAGACGTGCCAGACCCGTCTCATTTGAGACATAAGGTCATGCGTTTTGAAGGTGTCGTTGATTTACACTCAGAGCTTGTTTTTCAATTTAGAATGGAGAATTAAACATGTTAGCAAACGGAATTACGCTGTCTTATGGGACAGCTAAAGGAACTTACACTAAACTTGCAGGGTTGAAAGAAGTACCAGAGTTTGGTATTGAGCCTGAAAAAGTAGAGAACACTACTCTTGAAGACAAAGTTAAAAAGTATGAGTTCGGTATTGGTGATGCAGGGGAATTGGAATACAAATTCTCTTACAAGAACGATAGCGCAACCGCACCTTATCGTTTATTGCGTACAGCGGCAGACAATAAGACAAAACTCTTCTTTGAGCAAACTTATCCAGACAACACTAAAGTTCATTTTGAAGGTCAAGTATCTGTTAAGCTTGGCGGTGGCGGTGTCAATGCCGTTATCGAGTTTACTCTTAAAATTGCTTTGCAGTCAGAGTTGGAATTTGTAGACGGAATTGGAGGTTAATTAAATGGCGTTAAAATACACAACTTGGAAAGTTACTGACGAAAAAGAGTTGAAGCTACGTTTGACATCTCATCAAGCTGCAACTGTGGAAGAAAAAATCGGCATGAACTTGCTGAAGATTTTCATGCCTGAAGCTGGCGAAGAGTTTACTTTACCGCCTTTGAAAGTTATGTTGTTGTTAGTTCATGGAGCCTTGCAGCAGTATGAACATGGGTATTCCTTTGAGGACGTCTATGATCTATACGATGAATATGTGGATAACGGTGGAGATCAAACAACCTTCATGACAGAGGTTTTAATGCCACTCTTTGAAGTATCGGGTTTTACTCCACGAGGAAGCAAGGACAAGAAAACTTCCAACAAGAAGAAAATGATAGTAGTCGAGTAATCTTGACGGTAACGCAGATTATTGAGAGGCTTTACCCTATGTTTTTAGACATCGGGGGCAAGCCTCTTGATTTTTGGGATTTAACGGTACTTGAAATCAGAGAAATGATTGAAAGTTACAACCGTGTCAAAATCCAAGAGCGTAAAGAGAAGATTATTGACTCATACAGACTTTCGCAGATGATATCTAACCACGTTTCCTTATTGTTATCCAAAGATGCCAAGGTCTTTGAGTTCTGGGAATATGCGCCTGAGTTGTTTGTAGAAGAACAACAAGCGGTAGAACAGGAACGACAGAGACAAGCGTTTTTGTTGCATAAGGAACGGATGCGTGAATTTGCAGAAAGACATAATCGCAAAAGGAAGGAGGAAATGAATGGCAACTCTTGATGAATTGAAAGTCATGATTGACGCTGAGATAGCGCCTTTCAGGAAGAAAATGAAAGAAGTCGAGAATCAGGTCAAGGGAACATCTGACCAAGTGAAGAATGCCACTGCCAAAGTTCGTGAACAGTCGAATTCTATCGGTAGTGCGTTTGGTAAGCTAGCTAAGTTCGCTGGTTTTGCAATCCTTGGTAAGAAATTGCTTGATGTTGGGATGTATTCAGCGCAGACGGCTCTTGAAGTATCAGCGTCTATGAACCAAATCAAGCGACAGATGGGCGAGAGTTCGCAATCTTTCTTAAAATGGGTTAACGATAACGCTAACGCTATGAATATGGGTGTGGGTGAGGCGACCAACTACGGCGCAGTCTACTCAAACCTATTTTCTGGATTTATCAAAGACACCAACAAGCTAAGTGCTTATACCGCTAAGATGTTGCAAACATCGGCAGTTATTGCTGAAGGCTCAGGGCGTAGCATTACAGACGTTATGGAGCGTATTCGCTCAGGGTTACTAGGGAACACCGAAGCAATTGAAGACTTAGGAATCAATGTCAATGTGGCTATGATTGAGTCTACTGAAGCCTTTAAGAAGTTCGCAAACGGACAGAGTTGGCAACAGTTGGATTACCAAACCCAGCAACAAATCCGCCTTATGGCTATCCTAGAGCAAGCTACAGCCAAGTATGGAGATACCTTATCCAACTCAGTCAACGGCAGTATCAGCCTGTTTAAGTCGCTGATGAAAGATAGTGCATTGAATTTGGGTAATGCTATGTTACCGATTATCAATGCGATCATGCCTGTCTTGAACTCTTTTGCTATGGTCTTGAAGAACGTTACGGCAAAACTTGCAGAGTTTATCGCTTTAATGTTCAACAAGAAAGCAACAGTGAAAGATGGTGTCGGTGGAGCAGTTGGAGACATGGGTAACGCCATGAAAGACGCTGCAGGAGGAGCAGGAGACCTTGCTGACGCAGTAGATGACGCTGGAGATTCAGCAGGAGGACTTGCTGATAACCTTGGAGACTCAGCCAAAAACGCTAAGAAGGCCGCTAAAGAGTTGCTTGGTCTGATGGGATTTGATGAGATTAACATCTTGCAAAAACCAAAAGACGACGATGCAGGCGGTTCTGGCGGGGGGGGCGGGGGGGGGGGGGAAGGGGGGGAAGGGAAAGGGGGGGGGGCC